GAATCAACAGCAGAAGGATTGTTCTTTAACAACTTACGCATATTTTCTTTTGCGCCTGGTGGTAGTTGAGTTTCTACTATATCTTCATATCTATCAACTAGTTGTGTACGAATCATTTCTTGCTGAACTTGTTCTTTTGTAATATTTAATTTAGTCGCAAGTTCATCTACAAGTTCTACGCGCTTATCAAATGGAATCTTTTTGGTAATATCCATATTGGGAAACAGTTTATACATTGCACGCTTAAATCCAATAGCGGATTTAGAACCACTAATTGTAGTTAAAGCCTTTACCTCTTTGCGTCCACCAAAGGCAAATCTAACCAATGCCTCTTTAGGTCCAGTTAAGAAATGAAAGAAGCCTTCGTCAATGCTTGTTCGGCTACCAAGTCTAGGAAATAATGTAAATGTAGACCAGAAATTGTTATAACCACGAACAAATTTATTTTTAGTTATACCACCTAATGCTGTCATAAAGTTAAACTTTTCTTTTAGTTTACTCATAGAAGCATTCTCTGCAATAATTTCATATGGCAGAGGTGCTGTACCTTCAGCAGTTTGAGATAGTTGAACTATACCTTTGCTTGATTGTACCGCTACATCATTTTCTAAATTGTAGGCTTCTCTACTTACTCGGCCAACAAAGTGTTGTGGCACTTCAGAACGAACAGTAGAATACATACCAGCCTTCTCATTGAAGGTAGCATTTAAAATTTCTGACATTTGATTCTTGCCGTCAGGAAGGCCAACCATTCCTTGCTTTAACATATATCCATAAGAAAGATTACGAACTATTGTTCTTTGATAATCTTCAGTTTGATTTAAAAACTCAAATGCAATGGTATCAGCAAGGTCTCTTCTTACTACTTGAGCCGCAAGATTGCGAACCTCATCTATAGTCTTAATGGCATCTTCGCCATAAAGAATACGGCCTGGACTTCTTTGAGCAAGTCTTCCAGCCTTATGAAGAATATTTACATCTTTTTCTAATTTAACCAAATCAGCCATTGCTGGATTAATCAGAACATCTCTTTCGTTAGATACCTTAGTAAGGATATCCATAGCGGTACCAAGTCTAACGTTATCTACACTCTTTGCAATTCCTGCGTTAGCAGCACTAGGATTAAAAATTGCATCTGCTGTTTGATGAACTGAAGATGTAAGTTTTCTGTAAGACTTAGATACTGGAATAGCATTTCTATAGAAAGATACTCCATCTAAGTTTCCTTGAAGCAATAAGTTTTTATCATCTATATCAACAAAGAATTTTCTTGCAGAGGTAGCATCAAATGTTCTAGCCTTTGCTAGTCCTGTTAATATTTCAGTGTTAGCCCACTCTGGGTACTGGCTTTTAACAGCACGATAAACATCTGCTTTTTCTTGAGAAGTTTGTGCATTAGCAAAATTTCTAACTGCAGGACCTAGTTCATCATCCCAAAGTTTAATTACATCTGGTTGTCTAAATACAAAGTCCATACCCGCTGTAACATCACCGCGTTCTGCCAGGAATTGGTACTTGTCTTTAATTTTTTCGCCACGGGATTTAAGACCAATAAATCTTAATGCTTCTGTAGGTTTAGCCTTAACGCCTTCAATTCCTTTTGTTACTGATTTAATAGCAGTTCCTACACCAGCCCAAGACATTGGGTCAATTCCAATTTGATATAAAGCATCAATAGGACCAGAAACTATTTTCTGAGCCTTAAGCACACCCTCTGGTGTTGACATATCAATTCCTAAAGTTTTTAGTAACTTCTCTGGAACTGTATCAATTTTATTATTAATACGGTCTTGAATTGCTTTACCTGCGACATCTCTACCTGGAGATATCTGGGCATTCATTTTTACTTCTTCTAAAATTTTATTAAACTTTTGTGGCTCATCGTTATAGAATTTAATAGCATCAAGAATTTCAGCATCTACCTTGCCATAATCATCAATGGCTTCACCTGGTGTTTTACCATCTATGGTAGAGGTAATTAAAGATACTACGCCTTTTCCATATTGTTTTTCAAACTCATCAATTCTATCCCATTTAAAAGAATTTTTACCATTATATCCGTCTTGAATAACTTGTTTAGAAAATGGTACTTTTTGTTTTACTTGACGATAAATTGTAGGTAGAGTATTTGTTACTTTTCCCCAAATATCTGCAGCAGCAAAACCAGCAAGCAATGGACTTCCTGTACCTTTAAATACTCGTGTTGCCGCACCACTTACAGCCTGTGTAGCCTTGCCAACTAAACCTTGTTCAGCCTCAAATGTTTTCTTATCAGGAAAAAGATATCTAATATTAGATTGAACAATTGGGTCTAGTTCAAGAAATTGTTTTCTTGCTTGCTCTTCACTTAACTTCAAAAGGTCTTTTGCTTTTTTGTGCGTAAAAGACATCTGTTCAATTATCTTCTGTTGCTCAGGAGGTAAGTTAGCAGTTACGGCAGCCTTATAAAGATTTGGGCTAACCTCTGCTACGACAGGGTTTAATGGTTTATAAGCCACTAGTAGCCTCTATCTTCTAGCATTCTGTAAATTAATTCAGAGTCTCCACTTGGGTCATACTGTGCAATATTGCTAAGGATTGAAAGTAATGTTGGCTCTGACTTAGGAAGATTTAATGATGCAAAACCTGGACCTTGACCCATATCAATACCACTAGTAATTGGTTCAGCAGCACGGCGTGTAGGAGCGGTTAATGGAGTTATGTCATCCATACTTCCCATATTTAAATTTGTTTTAGGAATTGGATTACCAGCCATAGGTGCTGCTACTTGATTATCGTAGGTTTGTTGTCCTTGTCCATATGGTAATCCTGAGATGTAAGTTGCAGGTTGTGTTGGTCCCCCGTCAGTGCGTTGACTAAGAGCGCCAGGGCCTGATACTGGGGCTGGGTTAGTCGGCTTTCTATATCCACCTTGTTGTGCCACACTTCCTCCTACTTAGTAAATTGCGTTTTGACATTAACTGTTCCACCACACCAAACATTATATTGAATTGCTATGTTGACCGCTTTCTTAGCAGCGCTTGATGCTTTAGCGTGTGTCTTTGTTTCTGATTCCATTGTTGCTAGTGCACCAAGGGCTAAAGACCCACCTGCACCAATTCCATACAAACCTTTATCGTCCCGCATAAATCCATAATCATCAGTTACTTGATATAACTTTCCATTAAAACAGATTAATGCATCCCACCCAGAATCATCATCATTTTTATTCTTAGGTGCTGGGTCATAACCTGCTTCAGTTAGAGTTTGCTTTATAGATGGCAATACTCTAATCATCATAAATCTATCTGGGTCTTGCGTCTTAATTACTTTAGGTGGTTGCCATAAGTTATTAAGGATATCTCCTGCTATAGCATCACCTGCTACTGCAACTAAATACTCATTAACCTTAACTATCTTTTCGCAACCTTTGGCTACATACGGTTTGTCTGTATATGTAGTCATTGAGTCTGCGCCTAAAACAGCCCAGCCTTTTCCTTGAATACCTACAATGGCAGTCATAGTCCCCTTCTAACTTATCTTCTTACAACTGTCCTTGCACTTGCACTGGCTTTTCCACCTGCACTCAAACTAGATAAAAGACTTTGTAGTCCGCCACCTTGTTCTTGTGGTAATGAGATGCCTCCTGCTGGAGCGGCGGGAGCAGGGGACGTTTGCTCAACCTGAGTTGCGCCAGCAGGAGGTAATTCTTCAGGCTTGAAGATTTCTTCAATTGCATCCTCAAGTGCTACTCCCTTTTGACGGGCTTTAATGACATCTGAAATTTTCATAATAATATCAGATGGGTCCATTCCTTGTGTAGCCATTTGAGGTATTGCTTGAGTATACGCCCCTAATGCGCCAAGTAATGAGTTACGCATTTCTTCGATTTCAATTTTTTCTTGTTCTTGAGTTACGTTAATACCAAATGGTAGTTCACGCATAACCATATCTTTAGAAATAATTTTAGCGCCTAATGCCTGCAGCATAAAGATAAGTCCCTGCGCTGGATTAAGACCAGCAAGCATACCATAGCGGACATCGGCTGAGTAATCTTTCTTAATATCCTTTGATGGTTTGTAATCAATGCTGTAAGGAGAACCAGCATCTACACCACGAACTGTTTTTTCAAAGTCAAAGAACTTCTCATCTACTTCAAAGCAGACAGAAATAACATCTTTAAGTGCTGAAGCAAAGATAGCCTGAGCAGACTTAACCTGTGTATCAAAGCCACCCATAAGTGCTTGAACACCTTGACCAGTAATGATGCTTGCATCAAGATTACCAGTACGTGACTCTGGATAACGAGTTCCAGTTCTTAACTCTTGTTGCAGTAATGTTTGTTCAGTAAATGCACCACCTGGTATAGGTAGTTCAACACGGCGTACGCCTGCTGGATTGGCGGTGCGAATAATCGCATCTCCACCAAATTCAATTTCTTGAACATCTTGTGGAACAACAATTGGTGATTGAACAGATTTCTCCGCTGCTTCCATCGCAAGTAATGCGAACCTATTACGAAGCAGTTGGATACCTAATACATCATCAAATTGTCCACGCATTTCACCATCAATGCTTGGTCGTTTAGCAACAACAACCATCATCTTTCCAAGCGGATTAATTGCTTGAGATAGAATCAGATTGCTACGGCTAGGAACATAAATTAAAGATTGGTCTTTATCGTAATAACGAACAAAGTCAATCCTTGCTGATAGGTTCTGCTTGTAACCATCTGGTCCTAGAAGTTGTGACTCATATTCTGGGAATTGAGATACTAACTCAGCAATTGATAGTTCATATCTTTTAGCGAAGGCAATGCAGCGTCCGTAGCGGTCAAACTCTGGGTAAGCCCCAATTGGACTTTCTACTCTGATACGCGGCAGCCCTGCCTCTTCGTCTAATTCAATAATGAAAGGGACGAAACCGAATGTGATGTAATGGTCTGCACCTGTGTACATCTGCACTTGTAAATCTGAATGAGCAAAATAGTTAGCAGCAATGCGGGTGCGCTTATCAGCAAAGGAACGAGCACGGTCACTTACTTGATTAGCAGCAGAACAATTAACTGCAGGTAGTGGTGCCATTACCTCTGACAAGTCACGAGCAACAATGTCGATAAAGTTAGCAACTACGTTTGCGTCCACACCCTCTGGAAAGAACTCTGGATATACAGATGCAATCTTGCCCTTACGGACAGCAAGAACATCTTGTGCTCTGGAATCACGGTCAGCAGCACGGTCTTTAAGAGAGTCTACTCTTGCTGCAATTTGGTCAATACTTAACATTGTATCCTTATCCGTAGGTTTCTTGCCATTGCTCAGCAAAGGCTTCATCTAAGTTAATTGAGAATCTTTTTTCTTTTTGTGCTCTGGTTGCCCAGCGGTTATTTGCATATCTGTTTATGTTACTTGACTGTTGCATAAATTCCCTTGCTCTAAGCACGGTAAACCACAACGCCATAACACAGTCAGTCTTACCACGGGTATTAGGCTTCCAAGTTATTAACTGTTGAACTAGTGCCTTCAGACCCTCTGAGTGTTCCGTAGAGGGAAACTCAATAACGTTATTCTTTTGGAACTTATCATCTCTTAAAGTTCCCATTAGCATAGACATACCTGCTACACCAAAGTTAGAATCCCATTTGTTCTTGCCAGTAAAGTGAGACTCTAATCTACACCCATATGCTGCAAGCCAATTTCTTAAATCATCATCCAATGAGTAGGCTTTTTGGTGAGCGTTAATCTCAACCCTTAGTTCCTGTGGTTTGTATTTATCAACCAATTGCTCAATGGTTTCTTGAATCTTCTGTGGTGTAGGTTCTGACATATTGATGCAGTCAATGACATATATCCTGCTATCACGTCTGTTATAGGTAGTCACCACAAACGCGGCATTCCCGCCCATTGCGGGGTCAAACCCTATTATTGTATACCCCTCAATGTGCGAGGGATGTCCCACGGCACCCGCTTTCAGCGGGCCGCGTTTGCGCTGTCCGTTAATACAGCCTTGGACAATCGCAGGTGGAAATATAGAATCTTCTTGAACATCTTCTTGTTGATATACCAGTGCCCAAGTTGACGGCGTTACTTCGCTACGCCTTTTGGCTAGCGCTTTGCCGTCCCACTTCGGGAAGAATCCTTCTTCGTCAGGAACATCAGAATCCCCATCCCAGGGAGCGTCCGACTTAGGCCAGAGCGTTTTCCAGTCTTGCGGCTTTTCCGCATATTCCAATACAGCAGGCATACCCATATAAGTAAAAGGGCTTTTACCACCAGACCAGTGTTTGCTTTCCCTGAGTTCTTTGTAAAAATCTTGCGGTGCAATTCGTGTCCCTACGATTAGTAACTTACCGTTCTTACCCAAACGGGTAATAACTTCTTTTTGTAACCAGTTGATTTGCTTATCAAACTCGTGAGCATTGGCTGTAGTAATACAGTCGTCCAAAATAATTAAATCAGCACGTGCTCCGTAAATCTGTCCACCCATACCAAGTGCTTGGATGGTTGGGTCTTTCTCAGATGAATTTCGGGCATCGCCCCCAAGGTAAACGGTATCAACTCGCCAAGTATCTGAGTCCTCTTTCCAACCCCCCTCTGGTCCAAAAGTTGTTTGCAACTTTAACCATCTTGGGTGGGAGAGTCTCTGCTTGATTGCGTACACGAACTCGCGTGCTTTGATTAACGTTTTAGAAACCACGATGATGCGGACATTTGGATTGAGGGCGATACGATATGTGGAGTAGTTTACGGTAATGACTGTGCTCTTGGCGTGCTCAGGTGGCACGTTAATTAGCAGACG